AAAAACCAATGCCTATCCGATCAATATGATCCACCAGGCAACGACTACGCTGGTTCCCAATCTGGTTTACAACGACCCCAAGGCGGCCATTTCAACCGAATATCTGGCTTACCGGCCTTATGCGGACGTGCTGGAACTGGCCACCAATCACCTGACCCGCGAGATCAACCTGCGCCACACGCTGCGACAGGTTATAACCGACAGCGTATTTCTGGCCGGGTTCGTTAAGACCGGCATCGGGGTTAATGAACAAACCCTGGACATTGACGGCTGGCTGGCTGACATCGGCCAACCCTACTGCGACCGCGTTGATCCCGACGACATGATAATGGACCCCCTGGCCAGAGAGTGGGAGGAACAGCGGTTTATCGGCAACCGCTACCGGGTCGCCGCCGAAGCCATGGAAAACATCGACGGCTATGACATGGACAAGGTTAAACAGCTGCAATCTCGCTATACCGCCATGACCGCCTCAGAGACCGAGGCCAGCTTTCTGGGCCAGAAAGTTTCGGTGGCCTCGGAAGCCGACAGGCTATTTGGCGAGATTGACCTGGTTGACCTTTATATCCCCGAAGAACAGGTGATTATCACCATGCCCTGGGGAAGCAATAACAACATTTTTCCTGATTTTATCCGGGTGGTGGATTATCAGGGACCGGAGCATGGACCGTATGAGATGCTGGGTTTCGCCTATGTTCCTGATAATTTAATGCCGGTTGCTCCGGCGATGGTCTGGCATGATCTGCACGTTATGACTAATAAAATCGCTGTTAAAATGGCCCGTCAGGCAGAACGATCCAAGCGGGTGCTGGCATACGAGTCGTCAGCCTGGGAAGACGCTCAGGATATTACCGACGCCGAGGACGGCGATACCGTCCGAGTCGATGACGTGACGGCGATTCAGGAGATTCAGTATGGCGGGCCGACCGACGACATGTATAAATATATTACCTGGGCCAAAGAACAATATAGCGAAATGGCCATGAACATCGACCTCTTGTCCGGCACCGGTTCCAATGAGCCGACGGCCACTCAGGCGGAAATGGTTCAGGCCAACTCATCGGTGCGACTGGCCGACATGCAGAATATGGTCTATCAGTTTACCGCCAAAATCATGGAGAGAATGGCGTTTTATCTGCATACCGACCCGTTGATCGAACTTCCGTTAGTTAAACGAAAACAGGGCGTGGACACCCAGGTATTTTATACGCCGGAGATGCGTGAAGGCGACTGGATGGATTATCATTTAAAGGTTACGCCTTACTCCATGGCCCGACAAGACCCCAATGTCAAAGTTCGCCGGGTTCTGGAATTTACCGGCCAGGTCATCCCGGCGCTGGCTCAGGCATATCAGATGCTCGGCCCGGCCTTTAATCTGGAGAATACCCTGGCGCTGCTGGGCAGAGAAATGGCTATTGATGAACTTGACGAAATGATTAACGCCCAGGTATTGCAGGCCCAGGTGGCCAGGATGCAGCAGATGCTGGCAGAGGGATTGCCTTTGGACCAGAAAGTTATTTCCATGATAACCGGCGGCGGCAATAGTTCTTCCGGCCCCATGGACACAGCCGCCGCTCAAGTCAGACTGTCTCAGCCTTCGCCGAATCCCAACCCGTCCGGGATGACCGGCGTGGGAATTACCCCGGACGTGGAGCGTAACCAGATACACCAGGAGCGCGCCGCCGAATTGCAGCAAACCTATATGGGAGTATAGTATGCCAGTAAAAATGCACCGGGCCTTGAAGCGGGCCGCCCGTAAAAAATATGGGGCAACATCGTCTCCGAAAGCCAAACGGTATATTTACGGGGCCTTGAACAAGCACAAGAAGAAAAAAATATAATGCCGGTTTATTGTTATAAATGCGAAAAATGCGGCAGCGTTCAGGATGAATATTTCAAGCGAGCCGGTAAAAAATTCGTAAAATGCAACCTGTGCGGCGAAAAATCTTCGCGCGATTTATCCAGCCAGTTTGTCAATTCTCCGGAAAAAGAATATGATCGCCCGGTGCTTTCCGAAGCGATGGGGGTTCATGCCAACCAGGTGGCTCAGCACCGCCAGGACCACCCGGATATTCCTATAACTGACGATGGCAGGGTAATTTGCAGATCGCACGCGGAGAGAAAAAGAATTATGAAAAAGCTGGGATTTATTGACCGGGACAGCTATTGCTGATATAATCCCGCCTTGTCTTCAGTCGCTTTGGACTGGACTACATGGTTGCCCACCGGGAAGAGCAAACCCGGTGGGTTTTTTTGTTGCATAAGTCCTATAACCAACAGTATTATAGGGCCATGGCAAAACGATCCATTTCAGAACCAGAGCCTACCCAGGACGACACCGGCTCCGCTACGGCGGTCCTTGACGACGCTAACGAAATCGCCTCCAGGCCGGAAATGGTCGAGGCGTTTGATCGAGTGTTCGGACCTATCGGCGATGGGAGCGCAAGGCGCGGCCCTACCGCCAGAGATCGCCGGATGGAAAGCCAGGAACTCGACGAACTCGAAGGGGGCGACCCCGAAAGAGACGGCCTTGGAGAAGACGAGACCCTGGATGGCAAGGGCCTGAAAGACACGGATAGTTTGCCCACCGACGGTGATTCTGACGACGGTAAGGATGCGCAGGCGCCGAAAAAAGACGACGCCGAAGCCGTTACCCTTTCCGCGGTATTAAGACACGCCGCCAAACGAGCAGGCATGGAAGACGGTGAGATCGAGGCATTTTATAAAGAAAACCCCGAAATCGCCGAGCGAACTTTCCAGCGGCTCTATCAGTCGTACAACAACCTGACCAATGAATACGCCAAACTGGGGCAGGGCGAAAATGCCCCGCTTCCCGGTCGAGACGATGAAGTTCACCCGCCCGCCCGCCGTCCCGTCCCGCCCTCCGGCAATGTTCTGGAGCAGATTTACGGCTCCGAACAATTAGCCGATTTTGAGCAGGACTACGGCAAGGGGTTCAACGAAAAAGTTTTAGCGCCGCTGTTGGGCCATTTCAATGACACCTTCGGCTCCGCCAAACAATATTACGAAGAACAGCAGGACATTCAATTGTCCATGCTGGTTGACAATTATTTCTCCGGGCTGGAAAAACCATTTCAATCACTGTATGGGTCAGGGAAAAATGTTGATGCGACGCAAAGAAAAAACCGCATAGATTGTGCCGACCTTGCCGACCAGATTGTGGCCGGGGCCGCCAAACGCGGTATGCGCATGCCGGTTGAAGAAGCATTGGAGCGGGCGAATCTTTCATATTCCTCGCCCCACATGCAGGAACTGGAGCGCAAGCGTATCACTCAGCAGGTGAAAGAACGATCCAGGCAGATTTCTCATCGGCCTCGTCAACGACGCACCCCCGAATCCTCCGGCGGCCCGGTCCGCTCGGATCAGGCGGCCATTGACGCCGTGGCGAAACGCGGTCAGGAACTCGGCTTTTACAATTAACTCTGCTGCGTGACGAGATCAAGATTAACAATCTCTCACAAGGAGTTAAATAATGTCACAGGGAATTTCCAATGACGACCTGATTGATCTGACCAGAACCACGCTGGAAAACCTGCCCGATCTGGAATTTGAAACGGCGCTGGATTTCCAGAGATACCCGGTATGCAATATCTGGTTCTCGAAAGAGAAAAAGCAGGTTGATTCAGGCACCGCCATCTCCCGACGTATTTTACTGGACACCAGCGGCAACGCCCGCCATGTTCGTCTCTATCAGAAAACCGCCATCAACGTGGCCAACGTGCAGCACATCATCACGGCGCCCTGGGTTCAGGCCCAGACGTACTGGTCGATTGAGCGGCGCGAAAGCCTGCGCAACCGCGCCGCGGCCCGCTTCGTCGAACTGGTCAAATCCCGCCGGATTGACGCCACGCTCGATCAGGCCGATCTCTTTGAGCGGCGTGGCTGGTCGGCTCCGGCTTCGGCATCCGACGATCTGAATCCCTACGGCCTGCCCTACTGGATCAGTATGCTGGACAACTCGGAATCCACCGCCGGCGCTTTCAACGGCGACACCGTGCGCTATACCGGCGGCACCACCTCGACCACGAAGGGCGGCATCGACGCCGCCACCGAGACCAAGTGGGCGAACTGGGCGGCTTCTTATACCGCCATCAACGCCGATTTTGTCAAGCGGCTGCGCAAGGCGTTTCATGCCACCAATTTCCAGTCCCCGACCTACGTGAAGGATTTAATGGAAGGGTATAATTCCAACTTCCGGCTGTATATGAACCTCGACACCCTCACCGAGTACGAAGACCTGGTGACGAACCAGAACGACAACCTCGGCAAGGACCTCGATCCGTTCCATGGGAACACCACTTTCAAGCGTGTCCCGATTATCTATACGCCGCAACTGGATGCCTACACGCCCGGTAATTCCTCCACATCCTGCGATCCGGTATTCGGTGTGAACCACTCGAAATTCTTCCCGATCGTCATGGACGGCGACTGGATGAGGGAAGACGAACCGATGCGCGACGTGGAAAATAACAACGTCATCACCACGTTCATCGACAGTTCCTACCAGTTTTTCTGCAAAAACGTCCGCCAGGGCGGCTTCGTGTTGCACAAAGTTCTGGCGGCTTAATGTAATGTTAAGGCGGGTCAACCTCGCCTTAACTTTTTTACACTTATAATATAAAAAGATTAGATCGACTTTAATCTTGGAGATATAAAATGGTTCAATACAGCGACGACAAAGTCTCTCTCAAGCGGGTTTACTATGAGGGCGCCGACCAGTTGCTGGAAGGCTATGCCCTTTGTTACAACCGCGATAACATCGACGGCGATGCGGCGGCGGCCAGCGCCACGCGCGGCGTCAATGTCGAACAACCGGCGGCGGGAAATCTCGATGATTTCGCCGGAGTGGTTCATGCCAGCTATGCCGGAGTCACCGGTCCGGCCTGGATAGATCTTTTATTGCCCGCCCCCTGGGGTCCGGCGATTAACGTCTATACCGATCAGAATTGCACGATCAACGCCACCCTGTTGTCGGTGCAGCCGGGCAGTTACGCCTTGGGCGGCGCAGATGACGGGCGCGTGGTCGCCAAGGCGTTGCAGACCATAGACCGATCCACCACCAACGGCCTGGTGCAAGCCAGCCTGGGCGCCGTAGATTTATCCACCGTGGTTTCGGCGGTGTCGCGCGCGGCTACCGCGCTGCCGACGGCGGCCATTTGGGATAACTTCCCGCTCGAAGCCTTGCGCACCAGTAAATTTGCCGGCGCTTTTCTGGAGGCGGACTTCCGCCAGGCCGGAGAGGCCCCGGACCGGACTTTCACCGACACGACCGCCGATATTGTCGAAAACGCCGTCTCTATCGGCGAGTACACGATTTTAACGTCCGCCGACAATGATGAGGGGGCCTGTCAGTGGGATGTCCCTATCGACCTGGACGGCGGAAACCGATGGGGATTCGAGGCCAGAATCAAGATACTCAACATCACCGACGCCAGAGGCACGGTGGCGCTGGGGCTTGGATTTCCCAGTGCCTTGGCGGGCGACGTGATTGCCGATGCCGGCGCCGCGTTGACCGACGGCGATTTTGTCGGCTTCGTGCGTTTCGCCGCCGACGGCGATATTGTGGATTTTATTTACGACGAAGGCGGCCAAACCACCAATGTTCACGACGACGACTATGTCACCGTGGCCGCCGACACCTATTTTACCGTAGGCATGTATTACAACGGCGCCACGATTCAGGGATACGTGAACGGCGTAGCGACGGGAACGGCGATCAGCGCCGTTGATATTGCGGCGGCGGACTTTCCCACCGCGGCGATTTGTGTGCCGACGCTGGCGATCAAAGGCGATCACGTCGATGACATCTCGGTCACACTGGATTGGATACGAGTGGCCCAACCCTGAACAATCCTAAATAATAAAAGATTAAGTCAACCTTAGTTTTTACACAGGAGTTTAATTATGGTGCAATATAACGGGCAAGAACTTGAGATTCAAAGATTTTACTTTACGGGAACCACCACCCTGGCCGAAGGGCAAATTCTGGCCTACCAGGAACTGACTACCGGAACCACCAAAGGACTCGGCGTTGACGTTGAGGTGCTGAGTTCGGACAACATCACTGTCCCGGCGGGCATCGTTCCGCTCAACATGGACGGCGTAATCGGACCCGGATACATCGACCTGATCGTTCCTCGTCGCGGCGACATTATCAAAGTGTTGTGCGATGGAACCACGGACGTTGTGGCTTTATCCAGTTTACTAACGCCGGACGCGACGCTGGCAGGCCTGGCGGTGGACGGTTCCGTTACCGACGCGGACGCGATGGTGTTTCGTTCCCTAACCGCGTTCACCACCAACGCAACCCTGACGCTGTTGGATTGCTATTGCATTAACTAGCGGAGCGCGCGATGGCCAACCCGACCTTATCGCTGACCTTTGCGGATCACCTCATCCGGGTCGCTGAATTTCTCGGCATCGTCGAGTATGACAGCGACACGGGTGTGGCGATAGTGCCGACTGATGCGCACAATCTCGATGTCTGCAAGCGACTGGTCAATGACGGCTGGCGGCGGTTTTACAATTCGCAGCCGAAATGGAACTGGATGCGACCGCGCTTCAGCATTATCTTCAACCCGGACGGAACGACCGAAGGGTCCAGTACGGTGATCGACGGAGACGACGCGCGGTATTACATGCCCGACGGGTTTTACGGCCACGTCATCGGCCAGATTACCTACGACGGCAGCAATCCCCAGGTGGGCATTACCCTGGTCCCCACTACCGATTCGCATATTCGACAGCTTTACGCCGCCAACGGAAACACGACCGGAATTCCGTCCCTGTCGTCGTTTCGGCCCCTGAACGAAAAAGGCAAACAGCAATGGGAAATGGTTGTCTGGCCTCGTCCCGCCGGAGCCTATACCATACTGGGAACCATTCGGATTTATCCGAACAAAATGACGGAATCGACCGACCGGCCCAATGCCGGATTTGAATTCGACGAAGCGATCCAGGCCGCCTGCCTGTACGAGGCGGAACTGCAACGGGAGGACAACAGTCGCGGACCCAAGAAAGACCAATGGGACGACGCGCTGGTGCGGGCGATTCGGCTGGATACCCGCACGGCCCCGCGCAACCTGGGTTATAACGGCAACGGCAATACGTATGCCGCCAGCCGATCATGGTATCGCGGCGTTGACAGTTATGGCGGCGTCGCCATCGACGACCCGGAATAATATAATAATTAACAGGAGATTTTAATCATGGCTCATAATAATTTATTGACACAATTAACCGCCAGCATCCCGGAAAACGACAGCAGCGGGATCGTCGTCAGGCGGCAGGTTACGCTGGCGGCGCTGAATTTAGCGACCAACGTGGCGATTGCCGCCGACGAAACCAACGCGATTGCCGCGATTGTCCAGGAAACCAACGACATCGTATTTTTGCAGGATTTTATCATCCCGATAGATTACGACGTGGTTTCCGACCATCTCAAAGTTCGGGTGCTGGTTTCCATGTTGACGGTTTCCACCGACACCGATGTGGAAGTGGACATGGAGGTTTACAAAAAAACCGCCGGTTCCGCCCTGGGCAGCGATCTTGACCCTACGGCGCCTGGGACTATTTTGTCCACGACCGAACAGTGGATCGAGTTTGACTTGAGCGGCAATAGTTGGGATGTCGAGGACATCGCCTTTATTCGTCTAATCACCAACGGCGGGAACGATACTAATGCTGAAGAGGTTGCCCTGCACGCCGTCGAGATCGAATACAAGAGCCTGGTCGTCGCTTCTATTCTAACCGATCGCGCCTAGATGTGCTGCTATGCCGGAAATAAAACTAAGTTTTCCTACTATCGGGAAAGTGACCAACTACGCCCTCTCGCAGCAGCCGCCGAACAGCGCCGCCCTGTTAAATAATGTCAGGCCGTATGACGTTTCCAAAGAAAGGGTGCGCGGCGGCCAGCGCCCCGGTATCGCGCATTGGGGCAATGGAGATGAATTAGGCGGCATCGGTCCGGTGGTTGCCATTACCTCAGTCACATACCAGGTATAATTCCATGGGTTTTAATGCGGGCATCAACATAACGACTGAGCTAGAATACGCCTGGGCTTTGAGTATCGCCAAGCTGGCCAATGGAAATTATTTTGCTACTTATGTAG